TGGGGGTTGTTTCTAGCGAGGTACAATACTGAAAGAGGATCCGAGGTATGGGTTTCCGATCAGCGTTCCGAATTCGGTGGTGATTATATCATCGATTACGTAATTGCCGTTCGCAGCCGGGTTCAGATTGGATCTCCAGAAGATTAGAGGTGACAGGTACATAACAGTATTGAATGTGACAGGGCACGTGATCAACTCGAAGAAGCGGTTTGAACTCGTTGCGAGGACTTGTTTCACTTGATCCAACGCCATCTCCCAGAATTGGGTGGGATTGTTGTTGAACTGGCCAATGCTTTGTAGCGTGTTGGCAGCGATACCAGTGAGATATGTAAACGTTCGGGTACTAGCTTCACTATTAGTGATATTCGATTCCGAATTCCAGGTAAGGTTGTATCGGCCGGGTTGGACCTCAACAAGCTTATTGGGTGCGTACAATTCTCCGCTGGTGTTGTTAACAAGTCGAGCGAAATTTGTGTCGGAGCCTACCAACGACAACTCAGCCAATTGCCCGTTGGTACCATTAGCTGATAGCATTGGGGTTGACTGTGTTGTGGTTATGGCAGTAAATGCACGTGGGGCTATAACTGGCCCTGAAGTTGAACTGGCGTTACCGGGTCCCTTCAATTCAAACTCGTAGGAAACGTAGAGGCGGCCGGCCATTCCGGTGTAACCCGAGATTGCAACGTAAATGAATCCACCATCAAACTCGGTCGCGTCAGCAATGTAACCATTGCTTTGGCGAACAAACTTGAAGGCTGCATTTGCATGTGCCAAGTTCGGTTTCATATCGACATGTAGTCCGGAGTACAATGATCCAATGACAGCTCCATCTTGTGCGCTAATTTCAAGAGCAGTTGCTGGAGGGACATCAGAGACATCATATTCTGGTGCCATGTAGATATTGCCCGCTGTGGTAGTACCGACAGCGGTTTCGAACTCGACACGGAGACTATGCATTTTCCAGAATTCATAGTTACGTGCGATTCCTGAGAACCATGGGAAAGTAGTGGGATCCCCAGGGTTAATCCGCAGCTGGCGAACGACAGAAAATTCATCTCCTTCCGAGCGGACTTCATCGACCAGTTCTCGATGCTTAAACCTTCTGTGATTGGAAGGGAAAGACATAGTCGAGGACTTGGCGTTAGCCGCAGGAATTCTTTGAACATTCTGTTGACGCGCTGCCGCGTGATTATCGGGTGTTTTCCGTGAATGACGGGCTTGGTAGCGTTTCCAGAGAGAGCTTTTCTTGGAGGGGGAGAGAGCAACGATGTTTGGTTGAGCGAAGTATTGCGTTTTCGAGAGCATGGCATGACAATCAAAAGTGACTTATTCGTTTTACTTGCAAAGTCTAGACAAGGATATTATCGATCAATGGCTGTCAGGCCCAGCCGTGGCCTCAACTACTACCTTATCTCCAACCTCTCGGTAGATGTCCCTGAACCAGGCTCCAGTCTTAACGACTATTTCCTGAGTTCGTGGGCATATCTTGCCGGAGGTGAGTTCGGTCTCAATCTGCAGAATTTCTTGAACTGTCATTCCCAGATTGGTTGCCGCCGCCTGAAGAAGTGTCTCCAATGAAGACTCTTTCTGGTCGAAGGTAGTTGAGGTCTCTTGGGCAACGCGAACCCAGTATGATGTTTCCACCTTCGTTGAGTTGTTGTTGGCATCGATAAGACCAGGCATAGCACGGATGATTGGGGTCCCAGCATCAGTAATGAGTGCAGCTCGGACCTTCTCGGCGTACTTCGCCTTTGGGGGGGTTTGTTTGTCATGGCTCAAGTGAAACTTGGCTAAGCAGCGTTTTAAATCCACGATTGAACTACGCGAGTACTTTGGTTCAACAAAGAGCCTTCCAAGGAATGGTACTGGATCCTTGGGTTCTATGGGTTTCTCAATGGTTAGCTTAACACCGAGGTCTTTGGCGACAGCTTCGTAGATGTTACCATCCGCGTCAGCTGAAAATCCATCGTCCCCGCCGTAAAGCCCCAGAGCTTTCCATGCGGCTTTTGGAGTCATACCCATTCGTCTGTATACGCAATAGGCAATAAATGCATTGTCAACAGTGTTGAACAATGATGTATCCGCAGCACCGGAGGGGCGAGCCCATCCAGTGTTGTACGGTACACCATGTTTAGTTCTGACTGTTTGACAGTACATGACTCTCCATAGTTTCCTCAAACGTTCATGTTCTTTCTTTGGATACGCTGCGAGCAAAATTTCCAACTCGAAATGCGCAAGCCATTTAGAATGGCGACCATCCCATCGACTGAAATCAGTGGGTGTGATGGTTTTCGCTTTTGCACCAATATCGTGCACTCTCTGTGAGAGTTCCGCGGGGTTCTTGGAGAACGCATACCACTCATTCTTCTTAATCTGGCCAGCCAAAGGATAGACGTAACTAGAGTACGCTATGCGATGGTCAGTATCAAATGTACTGATGGCCCGAGAATTATTAATGGTCGGGTATGCCTCTGCCTTCTGAAATGAACCGGTTGGTTTACCAGTTCTAGAAAGCATCGCTGTGGGTTCTCGTTGAACAGCACGGGCGCGCTGCGTGGGACGGTTTTGTTTCGCGTTAACTTGCACCTCAGTCCAGGGGACCATGGTTTGATTCAATCGCAAGAACCTGATAAATTCAGGCACGAATCCCTTGATATCTTCGGGTGGCTCAGCATTATTTGCTAATTTAACAACTCTGTTTTGGACAAAGTCGTTGTCTCCGTTGATACCGGTGTAAGGGGCAACTCCGCCAGTAATGATGGGTTTCTCTATTTGCACCATGCAAGGTTTGCCCGACTCTACTGAGGGACCAGGCACTGAATAATGATTTGGCTCATCATAAAGTGGCTGGAACTTTCGAGTTCGGACATGGTAACCAATTGAATGTGGTTTCCATCCTTGTGTAAATAGGAAAGCGATCATAGCAGCTCTCTCTGAATTGACTTGTTTCTTCTCCGGACTATGTACTTCAAACACCTTCTCCACATCTGAGACTGACATTGCTACTTGGGCTCTAGCGTTTCTCATAGCTATGTCGATCATCTCACGATAGGTGAATTCGTGACTCACTCGGGGGTTAACCGAGTGGGCAACAGAGACGGTAATCTCGCTGCCTGTCTGGAAAGTCAATTCTAAGGCTCCGCTTGGGTCAACATGTGGATGTAAATACTCCAGATGTTGCTTACGCGGCCGGGTGGTCATTCTCGCATCAATGGTTTCTATGTTAAGGACGCCAGCAAGCCGAATATAAATCAGCTTGGACAGGCCCTCAGTGCATAGGGTCTCCACTTTGTGCGAGGAACAGATCAATCCGTGATTGAAGCATAACTGATCGATATTATAATCAATTATCTTATGACGGTATTGACGCCCGGTTTTGACCTCAGTCGTGCACCACTCGTCGTTCTCGCTATCAAAGAACCAACTCAATGTCTTGGTTGGGTTCGTTCCTGCGAGGGTTGGGAATTCCTTAGTATAGATAAGGATGTGATTTATCCCACGAGCGGAAGCTCTGTAGATAATGCGCGACAACGCTTCGGGTTTGAAGTAGTAGTCACTGTCACTAAATACGAGCACGTCTTGCTGGTCAGGAGAAGAATCATCCAATGAAAGTGGATAACTCAAATCTTGAGGCAAGTACGGTTCACGACTAAAATATTGCGTACTCGAACCTGAAACATCATGGAACACCCAATCCTTGTAAATGGCGGGTAGGGTTCTCAAAATGGATCGGGGCTCTTTACCTTTCTTGTGCATCTCCTTAACTCGTTTGAACAGGCCGGGAATTGTGGTTTTCACGGGTTTGGTTGGTTCAACGAGAAGGGCCGAGTCACTAAGGTTGTAGGCAATTAACAAGAACAACAGATTGATCACCGAGTTGACTGTCCATTGAAGGAAGTCTCCTGGTAATTCTCCGTGGTTCGAACGGTAGTAGTGGAAGACGAGCATGCTAAACCCAAGCCTTAGGGCGTCGAATGCTAATCCTCCGAAAGCGAGCAGGTTCAGGCCAACCGCAATCTTGTTCCGTGAAATTTGATCACGGCTCAACAATTGTTTTCTCGGTATGTGCCATCCCGTATGGTCCCTATCATGCACAATCTCATCTATGGTGAAGACTTGATTGCTTGACGTGGAACGATATGCCTGCCAACAGTGGTACCCGATGTAGAGTACGGCTGCGGATAGGATCAAAGATCCCATTATGATGTTTGGTTGGTTGATGATTTGGTGACGCAAGGGGAGTAACTTGGCGTCTATAAGGGCGTATGCTACTAAGAGCAGAAAGTGTGGTATCATTTAAGAATGATGTCTATGGTGTAATTTCGTCTACAC